GTGTCCTCTCTCTCCCCTGACGGTCCCAGCCCCCAGAATGGGCACTATCTGGTAATACCTGGGAGTGGCGGGTTGGATCGGGACCGGACCGGCCTCGAGCTCGACGATCCGGGCCCGTTGGGTCGTGGCGTGACCCGGTAGCGGCCGTGAGACGACACTGTGTTCGCTCGTACCTCACAACTCCCGGCCCACCGGGTCATGCCACTCCGAAAACGGGGCTTAGAACGGCTCTGACACCTGGGAAAACGTGAAACCGCGCCGGCCGGCTCCTTCAACGTTGGAACGGGCGGTGATCGCCTCGGTGCGGGAGGCCGAGTGGATCGCCCCGTCGGATAACGCCTCCTACTGGCTGCTCCGTGATGTGACCCTGGCCCTGGATGGGGTGAGAAGACAGGCGACTTTGGATGGGATGCTTAGCATTTCGCCTCGGGATCTGGCCGAGCTCGCCGGTAGAGCTCTGCAACTCCTCAGAGAGCTCGGCTTGACCCCTGCTGCACGTCATCGTATGGGTTTATGGGATGAGCAAGTCGACGATGCCTTCGCCAACGTTCTTAGCATCGCCCAGGCCAAGGCTGGGAACGGCGAGGAGTAGCCGGAAGACACGCGCCCATGAGGCAGCAGCGGTCATGGAAGTCGTCGGCCGACCGCTCCTCCCCTGGCAGGCTTACGCCCTCGACGTGGGCCTCGAAGTCGAAGCTGACGGCTCCTGGGCTTATGCGGACGTGGCCGTGGCGGTGGCCCGTCAGAACGGGAAGACGGGGGGTTGTCTCGAACCTCGCATCCTGGTCGGCCTCCTCTTATGGGGTGAATCGATCCTCCATTCCGCCCAGAACCGGGATCTGCCCCGCGAGTCGTTCCTTGCTGTCGCCGAGATCCTCGAAGCCCGCTTCCCCGGCCGGTTGGCATCCCGACCCCGGCGGGCCAACGGCCAGGAGACGATCCGGATGCGCAACGGCGGGTCCTATCGGATCATCGCCCCCCGGCCGGATGCTCCCCGCGGTCATCATGCTGACCTGGTCGTCCTCGACGAAGTCCGTGAATACCGGGACACGTCCTTCGTCTCGGCGATCCTGCCCACTCAGAACACCAGTCCGAATCCGCAGGTGTGGTGGGCTTCCAATGCCGGAGACCCCGACTCGGTGGTTCTCAACGGGCTCAGAGCCCGGGGTCTCGAAGGAGACCCGTCGTTGGCGTGGATGGAATGGTCCGCCGACCCCGCATTGCCCGACGACAGTGTTGAAGCCTGGTCGCAGGCCAACCCGTCGCTCGGCACTTTGATCGACGAGGAGCGGATCGCCCATTTGCATGCCACGTTGACTCCGGAAGCCTTCCAAACCGAAGTACTGTGCCGGTGGGTCGACATTTCCGGTACGAGGGCAGTCCCAGCAGCCCTCTGGGATGCGGCCTGTTCGGTAGCCCTGGAAGGACCGGCCGACACATCCCGGCCGGTCCTCTCCATCGACATCGACCCGGACCGGAACGCCTGTGCTATCGCCGCCGCCTGGCAGACCAAGGACGGGAGGATCGGCACCGACCTGGTCCTCTACCGGACGGGGAATCTGGACGGCCTCGAGGAAGCGGTCCTCAAAGAAGTGTCAGAGCTGGCTCCTAGCCTCATCGGATATGACCCTTGGACTACTCAGGCTCTCGCCGACCATCTCAGCGCGTCTGGATGGACACTTCAGCCGGTGACGGGGAGGGCCTGGGTGTCCGCCTGTCAGACCCTCATCGACCTGCTCACAACGGATCGGCTCTCACATCCCGGCCGGGAAGCCCTCGGAATCCAACTGGCCCATGCCGGCCGGCGGGACACCAGAGAAGGCCGCTGGTGGATCAGCCGGGGCTCAGAGCCCATCCCCGCAGTCACCGCAACCGCCCGCGCCGTCTACCTGGCCTCCCGGCCCCGACCCATCTACGCCATCCACTGAACCTGTCAAGCATCAAACGTATGTTCTAACCGTCAACTAGAGGTTGAAGGTTGAGTTACGAGGGTGTAATTTCCGGGTGATGGGGTTCCTCGACTGGCTGCGTGGTGATGTCCAACCGCCCCTCGAGGTACGACACACCGACACCGACCCGTCCGCCTATCCCATCGACTGGCAGCTCGACGCGGTCATGTGGCATCAACACCACGGCCAGATCAGCCCCGAACGTGTACCCGCCGTCTACGCCGCAGTCGATCTGATCGCCGCCTCGGTGGCCCAACTCGAAACGACCACGACCACACCGCTCTCCCGGAAACCGGATCCGTTCGACAGTCGCTACAACTTCTTTTTCGAAACCGTCTGGTCGCTCTGCTGGTACGGAGACGCCTACTGGCTCGAAACCAGACTCGACCGTTCCATCGACAGCCTCCAGGTTCTAGACCCACGAGATGTCCATGTGGAATGGGAGGACACGGTTGCTCGCCGGCGCCGGGACTATGTCTGGCGGTCCGACGAGGTCGACAGGGAACGGATCAGCCATCTGCGTTTCCATCCCCGGCCCGGCGAGCTCAAAGGCCTCTCACCGATAGAAGCAGCAAGACTCACCTGGGAGGGCGCCGCCTACTCCGAAGAGTATGGGAGCAGCCTGTTCGGAGCTTCGGGGGTGCCCTCCGGGGTGCTCACCGCCCCCACCCCACTCTCCAAGGATGAAGCCGAAGAATTGCGGTCCCAGTGGAATGTGGCCCGGGCCGGTGGTAGGAACACTGCGGTCCTCTCCGGGGGGATGGCCTACCAGCCGGTCGAACTGTCCCCTTCGGACATCGGATGGCTCGAAACCCGCGCTTCCAACGCCCAGGAGGTCGCCCGGATCTTCCACATCCCCGGTGATCTCCTCGAAATCGCCATCCAGGGCGGCGCATCATCGGTCACCTACAAGAACCTGGCCGAAGTCGGCGCCGACTTCGTCCAATACTGTCTCAGCCCCTATCTGAGCATCATCGAAGAAGCATGGGCGGCCCTGCCCGGCCAACCCGCCCTCGACTTCGACACAGCCCCCCTCTACCGGGAATCACTCGAAACCCGGGCCCGCACCCTGGGTCTGCTCGTCTCCGCCGGCGCCGATCCCGATGCTGCTGCCACCCAGGCCGGGTTCGTTGACATGCCGATGACAGGTGTCCCCCAGGAGGTTTCTGGCGTATGACCGAACTGCTATCCCTGGTCATGCCCCTCGAAGTCCGCTCCGACACTGATCCCGCTGGTGACGGTCGGACCCTCGAGGGGCGGATCGTCCCCTACGACGAGGTCATCACCCTCGGTGACGGTCAGGAAGCCTTCGCCCCCGGCGTGTTCAGCGAGGTAGAGCCGGGAGACGTCGTGTTGTTATGGCAGCATGACACGACCGCGCCCATCGGCCGGATGACCACCCTCCGCGAAGAATCCGACGGCGCCTACGGGATCTTCCGTCTGGCCGACACCGACCGGGCCAGAGAAGCCCGCTCTCTCATCGCCGACGGGATCCTCCGTGGCCTCTCCGTCGGTTTCCAACCCGACCAGACCCGGTCGGTGAAAGGTGTCAGAACGCACATGAAGGCCAAGCTCCGAGAGACGAGCCTGGTCACCTTCCCGGCATACCCCACCGCGGGGGTGCTGGCCGTCCGCGAGGAGGAACGAATGGAAGAGCCCGCCCCCGACGTCCAGGTGATAGAAGAGACACCACCCGCCCCGGTGGTCGACCTGGTCCCACTGTTGGAGAGGATGGACAACCACGAACGGGAAGTCCGGAATCTGATCTCCAACATTCAAACTCCTGGAGCGCCACCCGAACCGGAGAAGACGCTCAACGCCTACTTCGCCGACGCGATGCGACTGGTAGCGGACAAGCCGGCGGAGAACCGGGCCCTCGCCGACGTGATCGGCACCGGCACCGGCAACGCCGAAGGCCTCATCTACTCCCAGTTCGTTTCTGAACTGCTCGGCGTGCTCGACTCCCGCCGGCCCATGTTCTCCGCTGCCGGCACTGTCGGCTTCCCGTCCAGTGGATACGGACTGGTCTTCCCGCGGAGGACCCAGTCGACTGCGGTCGCCAAGAGGACCGGTGAGAAAGCGGAAGTGGCGACCAGGGAACTGACCGTCACCCAGGCGACCTACAGCATGGAATGGTTCGCCGGCGGGGTCGACGTGTCGCTGGAACTGATCTCCCAGTCGGACCCGTCCGTCGTCGAAGTGATCGTCACCGACCTGCAAGCCCAGTATGCGATCGCCACCGAAGACGAATTCGTCACCGACACTGAAACGGCCGCCACCGCCACCGGGGACGCCCTCGACGTCGCCACGTGGGGAGCGTTCGTCGCCGACGTCGTCTCCGCATCAGCAGCCATCCGCACCGCGACGGGAGCGCCCGGTGATCGGCTCGCCCTCACCACCGCGTCATGGCAGGCGATCCTCGCCCTGTTGAATCCGAGCCAGCCGAGCATTTCGTTCGGTGCCGGCCCCGACTTCACCGCCGAAAGCCTCAACGTGGGCGGAGTGGCTGTCTTCCACAGCCCCTATTCGACGGTCGACGTCCAATTCAACACGACGGCCCTGCGGAAAGCGGAACAGCCGCCGATGACAGTCACCGCCACCAACGTGGCGCTCATGGGCCGGGACATCGGCATCCTCGGCGCCACCATCTTCCTGCCCCTCTACCCGGCAGGCATCCTCAAGCACGCCGTCTAAGGAGGGCACATTGACCGAACGAGACCCCGAACCCGACGAGGAGATCGTCCCCGAGCCCGTCCCCGAGGAAGAGCCCGACGACGACGAAAACGATGATGGGGATGAGGAGGTTGAAGGCGCAGCAGTATGACCCTCGATGAGATGCTGGCCCTCCTCCCCGACAACACGTCGGGAGCTATCGGCGCTGACGACCTGCGGGCCATCATCACCGACCTGTACAACACCGCCCATCTCCGCGGAGAGGCCTACGCCTACGACTGGACCAACCAGGCGACCGTCAACACCGGCCAGGTCCATCTCAACAACGGATGGTCGGCCGCGTCGACGATCCTTGTCCTCGCCGAAACCTCCGCCGGAGGAACCGCTTTCAACTTCGGAGTGTTGGACGCGTCGGTCCCCAACGCCAAAATCGAAATATCGGATGCGTCCGGCCGGAAAGTCCTCGCCGACATAACCGGAACATCCTCGGATCTTGGCATCTACCGGGAAATACCCATCACCGTCACCGAAGTGGTCGGGATCGTCCCCACCAACAACGCGGCCGTGACCGTCACCGGCCTGGTCCTCGTCCCATGAGCTACTCCCACGCCTACGCCAGCGCCTTCGACGTGACCGACCTACCCGCGGCCACACCCGGACAACTCGCCCGCATCAAAACAGCGGTCATCCAGAAAGCGGCCCGGTTCCTCGTCTTCCCCGAAGGCCCCCTCGGCTTCTTCGGGGAGATCACCGAACTGGGCCAGGCAGTCATCAGACCCGACTATCAGATCCGCGAGCTCCTCTTCGGATTCCACATTGCCATCAACGTGACCGACCTGGCCAGCCTGGTCACCACCGATGATGTGATCCGGGCCGGCCTCCAAGCCAACCCGGACAATTTCCCCGTCGACCGGCTCCCCGACGTGCAACGTGCCATCGACGCTGCCGCCGACTGGATCGAGCTCGAGCTGACCGGAGCCTTCGGTGTTGCATGACAGATCCGACCGTCCTCGCCGAAGCCCTGGCCGCCGAATTCGCTGGGGACATCCTCTACGTACCGTCGGTCCCAGCCAACCTGTCACCCCCACAGGTGATCGTCGTCCCCGGCGACCCCTACCTGGCCCCCTCCACCCACGGTGCGGTCGAAGAGAGATGGGAGGTCACCGTCGCCGTCTCGATCAAAGAGCCCCAACCGGGTATCGACCAGATGAGAGACCTGTCGTTACGGGTGATGCGAGTCGTCCAGGACGCGGGCGCGGTATGGGAGCAGGCGGGCGGCCCGCTCGCATCCACCCTCCCGAACACGCAGACGGTCATCACCCGCAACACGGTCCGTTTCAAGTACATCCCACCAACAGAGGAGTAGTCATATGACGTCCGGCCCCACCTTCATCCCCGGCTATCTGGGAACCGTCCTCCTGAACGCCGACGACATTTCGGCTATCGGGTCGGTGGTCTCCCTGTCGAAGACCCGGAACATCATGACCAAACCCACCTTCGGCAGCCCCTACGCTCACAGTCTCGGCGGACAGAAGCTCGGCTCCTTCTCAGCCAACGGACACGTCTCCGCCGAACAGGTCGGAGATCTCGACGCTGCCTTCAACTCGGACGCTCCCATCGCCTTCAGCCTCCAGATCGGCGATGCGGCCGGCCCCACCGACGGTGGCCTCTACACCGGGGAATGTGTCCTCTCCGATTTCACTATCGAAGCCAGCGCCGACGGGGAATGGGATTGGAGTATCGAAGCCCAAACATCCGGCGAGATCGTCTACACGGCGCCCACTCCTTGATGTGGCCTCCCAGATCCGCGTCGAAGGGCTCGACGATTTCCGCCGTGACCTCCGCCGGGTAGATCCCCGGCTCTCCAAAACCCTTCAGGTCGCCCACAAGAAAGTGGCGGCCAAGGCGGTACAACGGGTGAAGCCCGCGGTGGGCCGTCTCCCCTCCCCAGGCTCACGGCGGACCACAGGGGGGATCACACCGCGGGCCACCCAACGATCAGCGAAAGTTGCCTTCTCCCAGGCGAACCGTTCCAAACCACTCATGGCGTCGATTCTCGGTTCGGATTGGCATCCCGTCTTCGGCCGTTTCATACCCGCCGACCGGATGCGCCGCCGGCTCTGGCAACCCCACCTCGGCGCCAGCTGGTCATACGAACAGTTGTATGGGGCGGGCCGGGCCTTCGTCCAAGTCGCCGACGGTTTCGCCCTCGACGAATACGCCGACGCCATCATGGACGCAATGGCCGAAGCCTTCCCGGAAGGCGGATAGCTGATGCCTGACCGTCGCCGCAGCATCGAAGTCGACTTCCTCGTCGACGATTCCGAAAAGCGGAAGCTGAAAGGGATCGGCGATGAGGCTCAGGGGGCGGTCGGCAAGTTCGACACTCTGAAAGGGGCGGTCGGTGGGTTCCTCACTGTCGCTGCCGCCCAGCAGCTCGGCCAGTTCGCCATCGACGCCGCCCAAATGGCCGAGAAAGCCCAGATCGCCGCCGACAGCGCCGAGAAAGTGCTCGGCCCTGCTCTCGACGTCCTCCGTACCGACCTCGAGGAGGTCGCCGGGACGATGGGATTCAACTCGGGGGAGATCGACGGGCTCATCGCCCAATACGGGTTGCTCACCGACTCGCTTGGATTGACCGATGAGGCCCAGGCCGAATTCATCGGCTGGCTCATCGAAACCGGCGGGGAGCTCGCCGCCTACAAGGGAGACCTCGGCCTCTCCGAAGAAGCCGTCGCCGCCCTCGGAGCAACCCTGAGAGGGGAGTACGACTCGCTGGAACAGTTCGGCATCAAAGTCGGCGACGCTGCCATCGAAGAACGCAAACTGAAACTGGAAGCCGACCCGGCCAACGCGGCCCTCGACGACCAGCAGCTCGAACTGTTAGCCCTCCAACAGCTCATCACCGAAAAAGCCGCACCTGCCATCGGCAGCCTCGCCGAAGCCCAGGACGGGATGGCCGGAAAGACCAACGAGGCCAGGGTCCGTATCGAAAACCTGAAGATCGCCCTCGGCGACCATCTCCTCCCCGTCGCCGAAAGTATCCTCACCTGGGCGCTCGAAACCGCCGAAGCCTGGGAACGCCTCTCCGACCCGGGCACCTTCCAATCCACCCAGCTCGCCCAATGGCTCCGCGACTTCGACAATGCTCTCGGACCCATCGACGAGATCCTCGGCGACCTCCGAGACTCATGGCTCAGCTTCGAACAGACCGTCGAAGATGTCGCCGCCACCGTCGCCGGCAAAAACCGTGAATTCGGAGTCGGAGTCGGCGGTCGACCCTTCGGTGGAAACCAGAAGGGCGGAGGCCGACAACATGGCGGCCCGGTACACGCCGGGATCGCCTATCCGGTGGGGGAACGCGGACCCGAAATGTTCGTCCCCGGACAGAACGGCCGGATCGTCCCGCAGAATGGGGCCATGTACAACATCACCATCAACGCCGGTATGGGCTCAGATCCGAACGCCATTGCGAGGGCGGTCGTCCAAGCCTTACAACGGTATGAACGGGCCAACGGGGCGATACCAGTACGGACGTTGGGCCGGTAATGGCACTCCAAGCCATCTGGAACAACAACCGGATCGGCGACCCGGTCTACCTGGGTCTCACCCTGGGTGGTCTGGTCGAATTCGTATCGGCAGGCGACTTCCTCAAAGCCGACTATCCGGGCCTGCGCGCCATCCGGGTCAGCGGGGTGGTGACCCTGGCCACAGACCTGCCCGACACTTATCCGATCGACCCTTCTGGTGGTGGCGGGTCGGTCCGCAGTTTCTCAGAGACCGTCTACCTGACATCGTCGGGTGCTTTCACCAAGGCCTCTTACCCGGGATTGGCGGCGGTAAGGGTGAAATGTCAAGGTGGCGGTGGGGGAGGGGGCGGTGCTGGGACAACCAGCGCCGGCCAATCGGCAGCCGGGATGGGCGGTTCAGGAGGGGGATACGGAGAGGCGTTCATACTCGCCTCCGACCTCGACACGACTGAAGCGGTCACGGTAGGAGCTGGCGGTGCAGGCGGATCGGCGGGAGCCAATAGCGGCAGCAACGGCACCGATTCGGTATTCGACACTATTTCTAGTGAGGTCCGCGGCATGGGCGGTATCGGCGGCGGCGGCGGAACTGCATCCTCTACCGGGTTCCTCATGGCCGCAGGGCCTGCCGGCGGGACTGCAACCGGAGACATTGAACGAAGAGGCGGAGGCGGAGGCTGGCGTCTCTACGGATCCGGTACAGGCACCAAAGGCGGCGAAGGCGGCGATTCGGCTCTCAGCGATGGGGCCCTCCCTCGGATCGGCAATGGGGACGGATTCAACGGTTCGCCTTTCGGCGGCGGCGGCGGCGGCGGCGCCAACCTGGCGTCTAACGGAACACCCAAATCCGGCGGGACCGGCGGTGACGGCATAGTCATCGTCGACGTTTACACGACCGTCAACATCGGTAGTAGCAACGGCCTGGTCGAGCTCTGGTACTGACATGACCGTCCTCGTCCCCCCG